GTGTACAAGTATGTCATCATCATAAAAGTTCCTGACCATGCCACTGTCGTATAGTACGACTTTCCAAACAGTGTTTGTTTGGCTTCCGTAATCAATCCATGCAATTGCTTTTCCATATCCTAATGGGGTTTCAACGTCAATAATATTTGTTAATTCGTGTATATACATTACAGTGGATTTTCATCTTTTGAACTTGATAATAACTGAATTGAAGTTACTCTTGAATGTAATTGAGCTACTGTTTCTTTTGTTTTATCATTTAAATATGTTTTAGCTTCTGGCTTTCCTTCCATGTAAATCAAAGTACCTTTTTTAAGGTAGTTTGCTACATTTAATTTGTCTGTCCAATAAGCACAAGATACCCATGTAGTTTTATCTACATCTTCACCTTGTTGGTTTTTAAACTTTTCGCTGTAAGCCATAGAAAAATTAATCACTGTTTTACCGTTCACTGTGTTTACTACTGCATCTTGGCCTAAACGACCAATAACTGAAATTCTAATCATTGTTTTTGTTTTTATTATTATTAAAATATTACTTCTTCTCCGTTTTCATCTTTATATGGAAGCCATGATTGACTAGCTTCTTTGCGTTTCCAAAAATCCATTTTTTTATTGTTCAATAACTCCTGCAATATGTCTCTACCTTCTATGTAAAATCTTCTTCTTTCCCAAACATAATCAAGCATCATAAAACCTTTTCTACCTACGCTTTTCTTCTTAATTTTTTTAGAATGAAATTCTGCCAATGGATTGTTTGGATCTGTCTGCGCAAATGGTCTATGATAAACTAAAATATTATCCATTTTATTTGACCACATCGCACCATCATTTACATCAAACACATCAGGACATTTATAATTACCAGTCCTATCTCTTTCCATTAATTTAGGATGCGCAATAATCCAAAAATACACATCATTTTTTCTTGCAAATCTTGAGAAATCTGCTAATAATGTTTCAAGATATTTATCAGTCCTTCCACCATAACCTTTATAATCATTTGTCATTTGGTTAAAAGGATCAATACAACAGTAATCAACTTTTTCTTGTACTATCAATTCTAAGAATTTTTCTTTGATATATTGAGGTGTTGGTGATAGCATTTCAGCACTTATATAAAAAATATGTTTAGATACAAAATCATAAGCTGCCTCATAAATATCATCGGATGGTCTATTTGGATTATAAGGCGTACATTCGCAACCCAAAAGCATTTCAACATAATCATGAAAATACTCTTCCGCTGGCACATCCTCTGGAGAAAATGTTGCAACCTTCTCTCCAAACATAACCATTCTCATGAGTAATTGCGCTTTTTGCCATGCCGTTTTACCGTAGTTACCAATACCAGTAAGTAAAGTAATTTCACCTCTTTTTGGTTTAAATAAATAATCTATTTGCTGAATCCCAATACCTAAAACTTTATCAAATCCATTCTGATTGATATACAATGCTCTATCTTTTACATCAATTCCATATACTACATCTTCTACTCTATAACTCTCTCCAACCTCTTCTGTAAATTCTTTTTTTACATCAATCTCATAATTTGTAGTTTTACTTACAAGCTTTTCTTTTTGTAAAGAAGCGGTGCCAAAGTTATTCTTATTTGCCCTGTAACCACTTTTAACAGCACTTCTCATTTCAGACATTGTGAAATCATTGCTAACTGTATATTCAGTGGATATTAGACTTAATGCCGACTCTTCTCCAATACCAAATCTACAACAAGCGGAAGCGAGTTTAAAAATGTAAGTGTTTCTTTCTCCAGTTACAAATGCATCATTTTTATTAGTAAGCCATTTTAATATTCTACGGAAATTTTCTGAATCATCTAAATTTTCAGTTTCAGAAACTACTACCTTTTCTATTTTCTTGGCTTTTGAAAAAACTTCAGCATTTTCGTTTATGTAAATATCAGGATCAAAACTTTCATAACAAACCCGGCTCACATTGATTCCACTACGATCAATCTCAGGGAAAACATCCTGAAGAGACTGAAAATGCTCTCTGTGTTTTTTGCCATCGGCTATTTTTACTAATGCTTTTAAGCCATTACCAGATGGACTAACCCAACAAGCATAAATAAATTTATACGATATTATTTCGGTTTGCTTATCTCTTAATTCAGAAATATCATCAAAATCAAGCACAATAAAACCACTATGCTCAACAAGCTGCTCATCTTTTCTATCAGCGCCAAATTTACCACTAAAGCATATTGATGGCAGATTTAACTTCAATTTATTGGCTTTTTCCTTATCTAGGGCCAATCTAATATCCATTACCAACTGCTTACTTGCACCTAATTTAATTCTTTCAAGTGCCTTTTCAACGGTTATAAAATGAGGCTCTTTGCTAAAAATGTTTTTAAAAATTGTAATCATTATTCAGAAATTGGTTTATAAGCCATTCTAGCGGCTTCTAATTGTTGTTGGTAAGGGTTATTATTATTTTGCTGAGAAACTGTCTTATTTGGCTTCTTTATGGCATCTAGCACCCACCTACGTATGGTTAGGTAATCAGATTTTGTAGAATAAGACTTTTCTATCTTATATGATGATAAAAAATCATAAGCTTTTTCAATCGTATCTTTTCCAAATTCAGAAACAAGTTTTTCATTTTCATTTTCAGTCAAAAGAACATTATCCTTGTATTTTATTTTCTTTTCCTTTCCTTTTATTTCCTTTCCTTTCCTTTCCTTTTTAGCATTGCCTTCGGATTGCGTTTGCAATGCGTTCGCATTTTCCCATCTATAACTAGCTGATTTTCTTGCACTTTCACTTTTATTATTTCTTTGATCTAATCTTTCTTGAACAGAATTACTACCAAAAAAATCACCATCAAAAATGAATAAATCAAAATCATTTACTACGGATGCAACAACTTCGCAATCCGACCTTAAATCATACGCAATGCCTTCGTAATCCGTTCGCAATGCGTTCGCATTATTATATAAATCTTCAACTATAGACCAAAATATACCATAGCCAATCATGCCATGTTTTCTTATTAGCCTTTTAATCTTCTCATCATTACGAGCATTATAGTCGTGTGAGAAGTAGAATGTATCTTTTGGCATTTGATTATCTTAATCGTTTATTAAATCGGTTTTCAAAGCTTCGTTTATGCGAGCTATTTCTGCATCTGTAAATAATAATTTACCTTGCATCTTACGAGATAATTCCGATTCTGGTATTTTTGCATTTAATGAAAGCCAGCGCTGTGTACGACCATCAAGTGCTTCCTTGATTTGCTGATGGATTTTTAAAGTTTTAAATTCCATATATATTTTATTGATGAAGCACAAAAATAGTTTTAAAATTAATACCACCAAATAATTTTTAACTTTTTTTTAAAATAATTTTGTGATTTAATTAAATTAATTATCTTTGCTTATGGAGAACAGGGAATTAATATATGAAATGGCTAGAAGATTAGATTTAGTAATTGAAGTAACAAAGAAAGGAGAATACATAGGTAAATTCAGATTCATAAACAATAAACTACATAAATTAAATGAACCAGGAAGTAACAATAACCAAGAAGTGCGCAGCGTGCAAGATAGAAAAACCGATAAGTGATTTTTCTAGAGATAATTATACTACACATGGGAGATATTATCAATGTAAACCATGTTCAGTTTTAAAAAATAAAGCATCTAAACAAAAGAAAAAAGAAGGAGTAATAATAGCATTTTAACATGGAAGCATACCAAACAAAAGCGATAAAAATATACTTAAACTTTTTTTTAAAAGACAGAGTAACTGATTTTGAAAACAGATTAATAAAAGCTAAAAAAGATGCTATATCTCATGTTCAAAGTCAAATTGATTTATATAAAGATAATGCAGAAGAAGTATTTTATTGGTCTAATATAAAAAACGCAATTGAAAAAATATGAAATTCCCATGTACAGGTTGTGGATGCTGTTGCAAAAGAGTTGGAACGGTAAAACAATTTTTAACTGAAGAGGAGTTTCCATATAATGCAAATGAAGATGGATCTTGCGAAATGCTTATTGATAATAAATGTACTGTTTATGATAATAGACCAGATATTTGCGATGTTTATAAAATGTTTTTGAAATCTGATATGGATATAGATGAATATTACAAAATAAATATTGAGCAATGCAATAAGTTTATGGATGAAGATAATATACCTTTAAATTTTAGAATAACCGATTATGAGAAACAGCACAATAATAGTTAAGAAAAAACGTTGTATTAATTGTGGTAACATTGATTACCATTTTTCAAAAAAGATGTGTAAACAATGTGCTACCATAGCATCTACGCAAAAACGTATGGATGAATTTGAAGATGATTCAGAAAGTTTTAATAATCTAGTACAAGATTTAGATCATGTATTTAGCCAATATATAAGAAACAAGCATGCTGATAAAAATGGCATTGTAGAATGTTATACTTGTGGAAATAAACACACTATTGCAGAAATACAATGTGGCCATTTTATGGGAAGATCTAATTTAGGAACCAGGTGGATGGAAGAAAATTGCAGACCACAATGTATGGAATGTAATTATTTTAAAACTGGAAACATTGAAGAATTTGAGTACAAATTACATGCAGAAAATAATGCAGTAGTTGAATATTTAAGAGAAACAGCTAGGCAACCAATAAGACCAACAAGAGAAGAATTAAAAGCTTTAGTTTTAGAATATAGAGCTAAGTTAAATTTAGTAAAAAAGAAATTTATAAAATAGGTTTGTGGTTTTTTATAGTAAATATACCCTCCTGTATTTCTATACTGGGAGGTTTTATAAAAAAGCCCCTCGTAGAAACGAAGGGCGAGATTAAACCGTTAACACTTGCTTGTATGCAGCACAAATATACGAAATTTAATTAAATTTATTTTTTTAATTAAATTAATTAAATTAATTTTACAAAAAATATATAAAAATGGCAAGAAATATCAGTCCAGATTCAGTTTCAAGTAAGGTTGCTGAGCTAACATTGGGAGAAAATATACGCTTTGAAAACCCATATACGTCAGTAATGGTAATGGTTTCTAATTTAAAAAAGAAAGAAGCACACAAAGATAAGCTGTTCAAAATTAAATACGCAGATGGTATTACCACCGTATCTAGAGTAAAATAAAAACCAACACATATGCACATCCAAACCGTTAACTACACTAGAACATTTAATTTAGGTAATTATTCTTCTGAGAAAATTGGCGTTGAATTTTCCCTTAATGAAGGGGAATCAGCCAATAAAGCTCTTGACCACGCAAGAGAGCTAGTAGAAGAATATCATAACAAAAATGTTGCTAGACAAAAAGAAATTTCAGAGTATTTAGGTGTTAATTATGATGATCTACTTACCGAAGAAGTAATTCCTACTCAATCAAAAAAGACTTTGGCAGAAAAAACTAAAGAATTTATTGATTCTTGCAAAACAAAAGAAGAATTAAAAGCATGGGAATTGATGAGTAAAAGTAATCCTGAATTACTAGAGCATTATAATAATAAACTTAAAACACTTTAACTATGCAATGGAATGACATCCACATTAGAGCAAGTTCTGTAGGTTATTTAATGACCGAACCACAATCTAAAGCTGATAAAGAAGCAGGATTGTTGTCTAAAACAGCTCAAAAACATTTATTAGATGTTTATATAGCTGAAAAGTATGGCCGTAAAAAAGACATACAAACTAAGCAAATGAAAAAGGGCATAGAGGTAGAACAAGATTCAATTGATTTACTATCTATGTATTTAAAAATGCCATTTAAGAAGAATGATAAAAGATTTACCAATGATTACATAACCGGTTTTCCAGATATCATTGATAATGATAGAATCATAGACATTAAATCTAGTTATGATTTATGGACATTTATAGGAAACATACCAGATAAGCTAGATAGTTTATATCATTGGCAAATGCAGTCTTATATGTGGCTAACAGGAGCAAAAAGTGCTGTTATTGCGTATTGTTTGGTAAATACACCAGAGAGTATTATTGAGCAAGAGAAGTATTATATGCTTAAAAAGATGGATGTAGCTACTGAAGAAAACCCAGAATATGTAAAAGAAGCAATGAAGATTGAATTTAACATGTCTTTTGATGATATTTCAATAGATGAAAGAGTACTTATGTTTAACGTTAGTAGAAATGAAGATGATATATTACGTATTCAACAAAAAGTAGAAAAAGCAAGAGAATTTTTAAGAGAATTAGAAGAAACACACTTAAATTTTAATAAGTAATATGAATCCTGAAGTTAACAATGGTGCAAACATCATAAATGCCATACAAAATTTAAAAATGGCTCAAGAACAATTTGAGGATTTTTGCAGACAATACCCTAATTCACAAGGTTCAAGGTTATTTAAAAAATATAGTGATAAAATAGGATGGATATTTAGCGATTTAATAACAAATCCATTTATTACAGAAGAAGTAAGGATAGGTATTAAAACAGAAATAGCAAGTGATGTATTTGCAGTACCAGCAATCATTGAAAAAGTAGCATTATTAACTCCAGATCAAAGAGATATTATTGAATCTACCTTAGATGCTATATTAAGCGGTGAAGAGGTTCAAATAGTTGACATTAACGAAAATAAAAAATAAAAAATGGCAAAGAAAAAATCAGAAATACCAAAAGAAATACAAGTTTATACAGAAGGATGTGATTTCTGTATGCAATTTGATTATGATGAACCACATGTAATAGGGGCAAGCCCAGATGGTGATGGTGGGTTGGAAATTGTATTAAAAGCATACCAAGATGCCGGAATTACTTTTGTATGCCCTAATACAGGTAAGAAACTTAGATTATTTTCAAGACCATTATCGGATGCAGGTAAAAAAATATTAGAAGATCAAGCGCCTGCTTAAAATAATTATGCTGGTTGGTGTAATTGGCAACACTACAGATTTTGATTCTGTCATTTTAGGTTCAAGTCCTAAACCAGTAACAAAAACAAACAAATTATGATATACATAATAATTTTTATACTAATGGCTGTAATAGCTTGGCTTTCTTACGAAATGTACAATGCTCCTTTTGAAGATAATGATAAGTAGTTTAAGAACTATAATCAGTATTTTTCATAGATTTCAAATTACTAGGCAATTCTTTTTTAGCTACTTTATTCATTAAATACAAAATATCATCATCATTAAATCTTTCTCTAATTCTTTGTAAAAATAAACCAGGATTTTTTGGTGGGGTAACTTCTTTTAAATTTCCTTGTTTCATATGCTCTGCTCTAGGCAATGTAGTTGAAACACCTGTTGGAAGAACTGTAGTAATTGGAGTATTAAGTTCTTTATCTTGATAAAGTTTATTTAACATTTCAGGAGTAAAAGCTCCAGATTTATTATTTGCTGCATCCCATATTCCTTTTTTAGCAGCTAAATATCTTAATGCCATAATATCTGCCCTAATCTCATGTACTGCATTATCATGAGCCGATGACCCGGTTAATGCTCTTGCTTTTTCATATTGATTAAACTTACTTAAAACGCCTTCTCTTTTAGCTTCTTCTGAAGGATATTCTGGGCCTGAATAATATTGTACAATAGGTTCATTTAAACTTTTAGCTAAATCATTTGCGTAATTTTTACGATTATTTTTATTCCTATTAAGCATAAATTTAATCATTGATGGCTGACGATCTAATATTTCTTCTTGCCCAACGTGCGCCATTTCATGAGCATATACTGGTGATTTTGGTGCATTACCGTAATAATTTGGATCACCCATATCTATAGAATAGTCATCAGTAACAGTAAGCCCCTTTCCTGGGTAGCGTGTTTTAACTTTTGTAACATAGTCTGTCATACGTTTGCCAATATCAATATTTTTTTGACTTGGAACTGGACCCGTTCTATCCCATTGACCTAAACTATAGCCAGAACCTGGCATTTCTGGATCGTATAAATTTTTTCTAAATAAATCAGAATTATAATATTTACGATACCAATTTACTATATCATCTTCATCCTTAGCTCCATATTTTTTTCTAGGATTTGTATCCTTCATGCTACTTAGTGCCATTATATATAATTTTTATAAGTCCTGAGCGTCATACCAATTCTTGCCCCTATTAATATTTCTTCTGAACTGCTCTATATTCTTTTTAGCCATTGCTTTTTTTCTAAAATTATACCACTTAGGGGCTTCTCCTTCTTCGTTCCATCCAAGCATCCCTCCTGGTGCATACCAATCATCCATGATGGTTTTTTGTTCTGGGTATTTGCCATATCTCATAAAATACTCTCTTTCATCTTCAATTCTTTTTTTATTTTTTTCATCTAGTATTAAACTATTAACAGTTTTTTCATATAAATCTTTTCTTTGCCCAGGAGATAATCTAGGGTCTTGCCAGCTATCTATATCTTTTGGAGCAATCATTGAAACTTTTTCTTTTATTTCTAATGGTTTTCTAGCCAATGTAACAATTTCCTCTGTAGGCATCATTTGTGATTTTGATGACGTTGTTTGTTTTGGCGTTGCCATCATCATAGAAATTGTTCTTGCGCCAAGAATATCATCTACGTATTTACCAGCTTTTGGCAAACCATATTTAATTTGCATTTCTTTTAAAGCAGATCTTCCTTCTGGAGTACTATTTAATAAATCATATTGAGCTTGTTGAAACTCTCTATTGGATGTTGTAGGAAGATTGTATTTTTTAGCATATGCCAATAAATCCTCTGGTGTTAAGCCGGAAGCAGAAAACGCATTACTCATACCTGTTGGTGTTTTTTCAACTCCGCCTGAATATAAAACCAATCCTGTACCAGGTACTTTAATTCCTTTTACTGGATCGCCATCTTCGTTTAATCTTTGCATTATATTAATTGCCATATACTATATTTTGTGCTAATTTACGATTTTTTATGAGCATTGGCAAATTTCCTAGCAGCTTCAACACTTCCAAAGCCCCATGCCTTCAATGCTAATGCTTTACGAGTAGGTTCACCATTTGGTTTTTTCATAGCTCCTTTAATGCCGGCAAATCTTGCTGCAAAAGAAACTCTACGAGGATTAGTACCAGATTTTACTGGAGCTTTTAAATGACCGCCATGTTCACGATTATATGAATCACGACCTTTTTGATTTAATCCGCCTTCTGGATTTTTACCTTCTTTACGTTGCCAAGCTTCTGATGCCATAATTACATTTTTTCTTCTTTTTTAATTTTCTTTTCTTGTTTAAGCATTTCTGGCGTAGGTTTTTTACCTGAACCAGCAGCCGCACGAATATTATCCCATAATCCACGAGGTGAATATGAGCCATCTGCGCGTTTCATCATTTTTAATTTACTTTTCATATGGATTTTCTTTATGCCATTTTTTAGTTGCAGCAATACCTTGCGCAATTGTTTTAGCTTTTGCTATTTTAGTTAAATCAATAGTGTCCCATTTCCCCTTATCTTTTGTGGGATGGTTTACAATTATATCTCCAACTTCTCCTTTGCCAATGTTTCTAGTTTTTTTATAAACTATATGTTTTTCGCCACCAGCAGAGAAAGTTTTTTTCATTGACTTTAACATACCGCTAATTTACGAATTTATTTCCAATTCTCAGACTTCCAAATAGTCAAGTCTATCCCTTTTAAGCCTGCTGGTGGTGTTTTTTGCTTTTCAGCAGGTATTTCTACCACTTTAGCAATATCTGCCAATTTTGAGGCTAATTCCACTGGAGAAATAACATTCCCATTTGGGTACTTCCTATGAAAATAAACTCTGCACTTGTCTGAGCAAAACTTTTTCTTGGAGGTTTGACTTTCCATTCTTTCTCCGCAATAAATACAAAAAGGTGTTCTGTTTTTCATGTGTTACGATTGGTTGTTACGATTGATTAAAATTGTTACGATTTGTTACGATTTGTTACGATAAAGATAGGTATTTTGTTACGATTAAACAAAAAATTGTTACGCTCCCCCCCCTCCATAGTAATACCAACCAACATATAACCAATGCAAATAAGGTAAGCAATTGCAAGATGCCAAGACCATAACCAAGACCACTTCCCAACCCCACAAACCAACGCCAACAAAGGAAAGAGACAAGGTGCAAGAGATAAACCATAAGCAAGGGGACACGGTG